CGGCACGATCGCCGAGGTGCCCAATGCGGTGAACGCGGCCAGGATGATCGGGGTCAGAGCGGTGGTGAAGCCAGTGGTGAATGCCACGCCGAGTGCCGCCAGCCCCTGAGGGATCACCGTGGTCGCCCACGCCTGGAACCCGGGCAGGATCGCCGTGGTGCCCAGGGCGGTGAACGCCGTGAGGATCACGGTGGTCAGCCCCGGCATGCCCGCCTGGATGCCGATCCCGATCAGCCCAACACCCGTGGTGGCCTGAGCAGCCATGGCCTGGAACGCCGGAGTGACCGCCGTGGTACCCAACGCGGTGAACGCCGTGCTCAGCACAGCCTGCACGCCCGGCATCCCGGCCTGGATGCCGATCCCGATCAAGCCGACGCCGGTGGTCGCCGCCGCAGCCATGGCCTGGAACGCCGCCGTCACGACCGGGGGCAGCCCTTGCAGGCTGGTGCCGAGGGTCGAGGCCACACCGGTCAGACCGGCCTGCACCGCCGCTGTCATCTGGTCCACGCCGGGGGTCGCCGCGCCGGGCAGCAGATCGAAGGACTTGCCGGCGGTATCCGGCACCTTGTCCAGCGCCCCGGCGACGACCTGCTGCGTGCCCTTCAGCCCTTCACCGACGGCGCCCGGGACCTTCAGCGCCTCGGCGCCGGCGATCGGGGCCATGCCGACCAGCGACGAGCCCACGATGCCCGGTGTCGGCGCCACCGCTTTACCGGCCACACCCGGCAGCAGGGACAGAGTGGCACCGACGGAATCGGGCACCGGCTTGATCGCGCCCTCGGCCGCGAGCAACGTGCCCTTCAGCCCCTCACCGACGGCCGGCGCGACCTTCTTGGCTTCGAGGCCAGCTGCCAGATCCATGCCGGCCAGTGCCCCGGTGACCGCGCCCCGAATCGGGCCGAGCGCCTGGGCAACCGTGCCTTTCAGCGGGACGAGTGCCTTGTTGACCGCCGGCCCGATCTTGCCCAGCGCGGCACCGACGGTGACCGGTACCGGGTCCAGCGCGGCGGCGGCGGCGGGCGCGACCTTGCCGAGGTCCTTGGGAACACTGTCGGCGAAGGCTGAGATGGCGGCACCGGCGACAGTGAACGGCGTCCCGATCGAGCCGGGAAGGAGGGCGCCGATCGCGGACAGTGCCGTGCCGAGCGGCTTCAGGTTGTCGGAGATCCAGCCAACAGCCTGACCGAAAGCCCCGAACGCCTTGACTCCGAGATCGAGCAAGGTGAGCAACCCCGGCAGGGCCTTAGCGAAGCCGGCGATGCCGGATGTGAACCCCTCCGACTGGAAGGTGGTGGCCAGCGCCGCGAAGCCCCGCACGATCCCGTCGATGGTGGACTGGGGGATCTGCTTGATCGCGTCAGCGAGCCCCTGGAACACACCCCCGACGCTCTTGCCGAGGCTGGCCCAGTCGAACTTGTCGAAGAACGCGGTGATCGAGTCGATGGCCGACTTGATCCCCGGGGCGGCGTTGGCGAACAGTGTGATGCCGTTGTTGACCAGGTCCATGAAGCCCTTGGTCACCGACTCCAGCACGCCCTGGAGCCCGGCCATCGCGGCGTCGAGGTCACCGCCCTTGATCTTGGTGACCATGGCCTCGAACGAGGTGCCCAGCGTGTTGACCACACCGGTCAGCAGGGTGAATACCGACTGCGTGTTGGCCAGGTTGAGGAACCCGCGAACCAGGGCGTCCAGGCCCGGTGTCATCGCGGTGATCGTCGAGTTGACCTTGCCGATGATCCCCGAGAGGGTCGTCAGGCCGGCGCCCTTGGTCACCACGTTGGCCAGGCTCAGCGCGACCCCAGACAGCGCGGTCGCGGTGCCACCGAGCCCGACCTTGAGCTGCGGGAAGATCGACGCCAGTTGCTTGAAGACCGGGAGCAGCCCCTTCTCGAACGCGTTCGACACCGACGCCTTCAGGCTGTTGAACTGCGGCTCGATCGACTTGGCGGCCTTTTTGATGCCGTCCATGCCGAGCATCACGGCGCCGATGGGCACGGCAAGGAGAGCGATCGCCCCCGGGATGGCGGCGATCGCGGTGGACACCGCACCCCACGCGGCGGTAATCCCAGCGCCAACGGCGACGAGACCGGTGGCCATCGCCGACCACTTGGCCAGCGTGGTGAGGATGGTGAAACCAGCCCCAGCGATGCCGACGAGCGAGCCGAGGAGCGGACCCATCTTCGCGGAGAGCGTGCCGAAGATGCCGGAGACACCCTCCCACGCGTCGCCGATCTTGGAGCCGGCGGCGCTGCCGGCATCGCCGATCGAAGAGAACGCCGAGCCGAGCCCGGAGGTGATGGACCCACCGATGGCGGCGATCGACTTGCCAACGATCGAGAACAGTGATCCGAACGCCAGCTGCGCCCGGTCTTTGTCGACGTCGACGTTGATCTTGACTTTCTTCTTGTTGAAGAAGCCCGCCGCGTCGGCCGCCGCCCGCTCCAGCCCGGTTTTCAGGGTGGCCTGGTCGATCTCCGTCCCGATTTTGATCTTCCTGTTGCCGAGCGTGGAGGTCAGCTTGGTCAGCTCCGTGCCCAGGGTGGCCTGGTCGATGGTGACCTTGAGGTTGAGCGTCGCGGCCTTGGCCTTGGTCTTCTGAATCCAGGCATCGACCTCAGCGGTGGCCTTGGCGGTGTCGACCTCTAGCTGGACCGTGAGGTCCTTCAGCGAGTCGGTCTCGACCGGGACCTTGATCGTCGGGACCTTGATCGCCGCGAGCTTCGTATACAGCTCGTCGAGGTCGATGTCGAACTCGACCGGCACCGTGACCTTGGGAAGGTCCTTCCCCTCAAGGTCCTTCTTCAGCTGCGCGGCGAACTTGCTGGTGTCGGGGAGAACCCGGACGCTGATCCTCGCAACCTCTTCGCCTCCGGGACTGCCCACTGCTCACCCCCCTGGGGTCTCGGTTTGCTGTAGTCGCCGCCTCCGGCGCGCCTGCGCGTTCATGTCGGCCACGCGGACCACACGCCCACGCTTCTTCGGGGCCTTCGACTTCGGTGGAGTGATCAGCGGCCGGCGGGCCGGTTTCCCGGCCCGTTGCCGGTTCGCCACGTAGAGCAGGTTCACCACGGCGGCCAGCAGATGCGCCTGGCTGGTCCACGGGCGGTGCCGCTGCCCACCCCGGGCACGAGCGATGACAGCGGAGTCCTCCGGGAGGTGCTCGACAAGCCAGAGCACGTAGCGCGGTGTCAGGGCGCAGTCGTCGCGCCACAGATCACGAATGTCGACCTGGTAGTGACCCTGCAAGTCGCTGACCAGCGCGCTGCCGTACTCGTCGATCAGCTTGACGAGCTGGAGGCTTCCCCCGGTTGGCGCTGCGCCGCGTAGGCGTTCCACAGCTGGGAGAACTTGCCCTCGTCGTTGCCGGGGCCGGCGACCCACGCCCGATACGCCCCCGCGTCCTCGGCGACCGAGGCCAGGAAGTCGTCGATGCGCGCCAACCCTTCGTACATGTTGGCGACCTGGTCGAACGTCGGGTCGACCCCTTGCTCGGGGCCCTCGATCTTCTGAAGCTCACCGAACAGGCGCATCGCGGTCGCCCGCTCGCGGAACGGCAGCTGGTGGATCGCGCGGAGCTTCGGCGCACCCTCGGGCCACTCCACCGTGGCGACCTTCGCGTCGGAGGCGATGGAGTCGATGATGGTGGGCTGCGGCTCGACCTGCTGCGCGGCCTGCTGCGCGGTCCCGGGCGGCAGGGAGAAGTTCCCGTTCTGCGGCACGGGGGCATGACGGATCGGGTTGCCCAACGGGTCAACCTGGGTGACCGTCTCGCCGTAGCGAAGGTCCGTCGGTGCGGGCGTGGGCGCGTTGCGCGGGCCCTGGTTGCCGTAGATGTCGTATGGCTGGTTCATGGAACGGGAGTGACTCCTTCGTTGATTGGAGAGGGGAGCTGGCGGGCGACCAGACCGGTCGCCCGCCAGCTGTGGATCAGCCGCCCGGCGTGGTCGTGGTGACCACAACCGCCGGCGAGGTGCCACCGGTCAGGCCCACGGCGCTACCGGTCATCTGCGCCACGTCCTCGTCGGCCAGCGACCCGCCGAACGTGACCGTGACCGGGCTGCCCGGCAGGGCACCACCGCCGCACGTCACGTCGCCGGGGGCGATGTTCGACAGCGCCTCCAACGCGGTCTGGACCGCCGAGGCGGCGGCGTTGAAGGCGATCGTGGCGGTGGTCTGCCCGGCGTAGGTGAGGGTGAACGTGCCACCGGTGGGGGTGCCGGTGATGGCCACCGACTGGACCTCGTTGGTCCGCATACCGAGGCCGGCGCCGTACCACTCCATAAGGTTGGAGCCGGTCACACCGAGCACAGTCGCGCGGACCGGGAAGGCGAGGAAGTTCTCGACGTCGACCTCGACGTCGTCGTCGCTTGCTAGGGACACTCGGGGCAGGTACAGCGGCGCGGACACGTCGCCGTCGACGATGCGGATGAACATCGCCCGCTCCTGCGGCTGGGTGATCAGGTTGACCCCGAACACACCCTCCACGGAGACGTCACCGCCGCCGAAGTAGTAGGCCAACGTTTCGTTGGTCAGCTGGAGCAGGTGGATCGTGATGGCGAACGTGACCGGGTCACGCCGATCCCTCAGGGCCGGGTTACGCCAGGTCCCGAGGATGTTCGAGTCGCCACCATCCTTGGTGATGGTGAGCCCGTCCTCGATCGAGGTGTGCCCGAGGTCTTCCCACGGGGAGCCAGGGTTGACGAGGTCGACAGGGGCGGATGTGCCGGCCGGGGCCGTGTAAACGAAGCCCGTGCCGGGGATGATGACAGCAGCATCATCGAGAGCCATGATCTCTCCTTGTGAGTTGCCCGGACAGACGGGCTAAGGGGGAAATGCGAAGTCAGACGCGGGGGTTTTTAATCATCAGGTCGTACACAGCGACCTGACGAGAAATGTGCGGCAATTCCGCGTCGTCGAACTTGCGAAATCCTGTGCTTTCGCGCCACTTATTGATGCATCCGTACGGGGTGACGGTTTGGTTTTCCCACGCCTCGTAGAGGACCCGGGCAACTTGCTTGGCCAGCTCGAACGCCGCCTGGTGCGGATCCCAGCCCTTGGATTCCTCCGCGCCGGACCAGACGTTGTAGCTCATCCAGTACTGCGAAGTGAACCTAGGATTGTCAGACGCGCCGCCGGTGCGCGAAAGCCGCAACACCGGCACGTAATTGGCCAGCTCGTCGGGCAGGTCCTCGAACACCCGCACCTCGGAAAGTCCGAGGCTTTCGCGCAGGTCAGCGAGGGGATTCCGCATCAACCACAGCTGCACCGCGATACCGTCAACGAACGGCACCATCCGAGCCGGCGCGCTCATCGGCGCACACCGCCAGTGATCGCGTGAATGCCTTCGACGAACGTGCCGTTCTCGGCGACGTGCCCGAACTCGATCGCGGCTGCGGCCCGCTGTCCCCTCGAATCGTCGAGGGACACGAAGTAGTCCAACCTGCCGTGATCGAGCTGGATCTGGGAGTCGCCAGAGTGCGCGTGCGCGGCGAGCCGGCGTCGAGCATTGGCGAACAACGCGTTCGCCGTCCGCTTCAACGCGAACCCGGTTTCCTTGTGGTACGCCGCCGTCTTGTTGCACTTCTTCGCGGAATTACCCGGACCCCAGCTGAACTTCCCCTTGGGCATCAGCGCATCTCCTGAAGTGTGCAACCGACATGGTCAGTGGACACGGAGAAATCGCGGGCCTGAGGGCCGCCGAGAATGGAGAACTTCCGAAGCGTCCCGGTGTTGTCCGTCCATTCGACCCGCGACCACCAACCCACCGGGGTCTTGGACCCCTTGCAGATCAGCTTGTACGCCACGGCCACGTTCTGGCCTTCCGCGACTTTCAACGCGGCGAACGCGCCACGGGTGGAGGCCACCGGCTGCATCCAGCAGTCGGTGACCACCACACCCGTAGTCGAGGGCCTCTTCACCACGTTGCCGCGGAAGTCGGTGACCGTTTCCTCCACGAAGATCGTGACGGTGTGCGGGCCGCTGTCGAGCAGGGACATGACCCACCGCCCTTCAGCAGTCGTAGGGGTCGCCGACGGGGAACAACTCGAAGCCGTAGCTGTCCTCCAGGAACACGCCTCTGGACGACCAGAGGTCGTTGCGGGTGAGCGGCTGATGCCAGAGACCGAGCCGGCCAGCAACCTTCTTCAGCCAGCCCATCTCTTCATCGGTGAGGTACAGCCCGCCCCGGGCATCGAGCCCGTTGCGCTGGTAGCTGTAGTCACCCGCGCTCTCCGAGGAGAACCCGCCAGGGTTGCTGACGTATCGCGCGGCGGCGCGCAGCACGATGACCCGCACGATGTCCGGGGCAATGACCTGAGTGGGGTCCTCGGGATCCACCCAGGTCTTGCCCGCGACCAGCCGCACCATCGCCGACACGTCGTCGAGCAGCGCCTCGATGCGAGGGCTCTCCACGTCAGTGAAGGTGCGATCTAGCCGAACCTCCAGATCCTCGATGTCGGCGAGGGGCGGCAGCTGGACCATGAGTTACGCCGGGGTGAAGGCGAGCTTGACCGCGCGGACGAAACTGTTGCCACCAGCGCCACCAGCGGTGGTCGTGGTGACAGCCACGGCCGGCGTGGTGCCGCCGGTGAGGCTGCCGGTAGCGGTCATCTGCGACACGTTGGAGCCGGTGTCGAAGGTGACCACCACAGCGGTACCGGGCAGCGGGCCGCCGGTCGTCGCCGAGATCTGGTTCGCGGTCAGGTCGGTCCCCGCGATCAGCGCGGAACGAACCTGGGCGCCGGTCGCGTTGTACGCAATCGCGGCGGTCGTCTTGCCCTCGTAGGTGAGGGTGAAGCTGCCGCCGGTCGGGGTGCCGGTCACCGTGACGGTCTGGACCTCGTTGGACCCGGGACCGTCGGCGATGATGTTCGACCCCATGTAAACGTCGACCATGGAACGATCTTGTGCGTTCCTGAAGTCGTAGTCCTTGATCCACCGCATGCCCACGCCGGCCAGGGACTGCCGGGCACCGAAGCTGGCACCCTGCGGCACCTTCGGGGCCACCATGACCGCCGAGTAGGCGGTGCGGTGGAAGGCGTAGCCCTCGTTCGGCTCCAACGCCTGGGACACCACGATCCGGTTGAACCCGGCGATGCTGCCGATGTCGGCGTCACGCAGGGCGTTGTTGTCCCCGGCCTGGTCAGCGTGGGACAGGTGCGGGTCCTTCAGGAACGCCGCCTCCAGCCCGGAGCCGATGACCACGTAGCGCTCGGTCATGGGCACGTGGGCATCGTTGAGCGCGCGGCGGGCGTCGACCATGGCCTCGTACGTGGTCGAGGGGGTCACCGGGACGGTGGTCGCGTAGGTCGCGTTCTGCATCGTCTTGGCGATCTTGTTCTCGGCGCCCTCGGCGACAGCCCGCACCATGGGGGTGAGGATCTGCGAGCCGTAGGAGACGATGTCGAGGGTCTCCTCCTCGTCGGTGGTCGGAACCGCCGAGTAGATGGCCGTGTCGAGAGTGACGTCGATCTTGGTCTCGACCAGGTTGTCCATCTGGATGATGCCCTCGCCCTCCGAGGCGGTACCTCGGGCCTGGCGGAGCACGCGGGTGCGGGCGGTCGTGCGCGCGGGCACCCGGATGGAGACGGTGTCACCGGCGTTGCCGACCCAGTCGGCCGCCGTGGTGGCGTCCATCCAGATCAGCTGAGGGAGAACAATCTCCCGCTGGAGCAGCCCGAGGGCCGCAGCCGCGATCTTCTGCGACTTAATGAGGGTGTTCGCCACGGGGAACCTCCAAGGTTCTTAGAAGCGGAACCGCGTCGGCCGTGGCGAACGGACCGTGCGGGATTTACCGATTTCGCGGAATGAGCGCGGCGAGCTTTCGCGGGTCGGTTTCGTCGTCCCCGGAATCGGGGTCGCCGCCGCCACGAAGACTCGCTTTCGGCTTGCTGGGCGGTGTGCTCTTCGGCGGAGTGCCACTGGTCGGTTCTGGCGCGATGAGCGCGAACAGTTCCTTGGCGTCCGTCTCTAGCTCGTCGTCACTCTCGCCGGACAGTCGCTTGGCGACCGCCCTGATCTGGGCGACAGTGGCGTGGTCCGGGGCCAACTCCTCCGCGATTTCGCGGCGCTTGTGGAGGGCCTCGGCCTTCTCGGCGCGGGACTTGAACGAATCGGCGGCCTCTTGCAGACGCTGCGTCTCCGTCTTGTCCTTGTCTTCGTGCTTGGCGAGCTTGGCTCGCGCCTCTTCGAGTTCAGTTTTGTACTTGTCGCGCTCGGTTCGAGCGTTCTTGCGCTGCTCCTTGATCGCGTCGAGCGCGCGCTTCCCGGCGTCGCCGAGCTGATCGGCGCCGGCGGGGTCGCCGTCGTCATCCGCGACCGCATCCGCGAGCAATGCCTGCGCGTCGGCATCATCAATGCCGAGATCGTCAGGCTTGGTGCCCGAGTCAGCGGGCTTGCCGCCCTGGTCACCGTTTGGCTGGGACATTGCGCCCCTTTCCGCCCCCATTGCGGGGTATTTCGATCCGCACCCGTGTAGCGCGGGAAACTTTCGGGGCTAGACGCCCTTCATCGACCCGTCGGACTGCCAGGAGCCCGGGATCTGACTGGAAAGGCCTAGCTCCTTCGCGCGGCGCATGATGAACCGGCGCACTTTCCGCCGGCCTTCCTCGCCGCCCTTCGCCCGGCCGACCGCTTTGATGGCCTTAGCGAGGTCTGAGCCGTTGCGGATGGGGAATCTCCCACCGGATCCGCCAGCATCGGGCATCGCTTTGCCCTGTTTCGCCAAATTACGACGCGTATCAGTATCGGGACCGGCCACAACCGACTCCGTTCGAAGGTTTTCGCGGTTAAGCGGTGATCTCTTCGGCGCGCTTGGCTTCGCGTTGCTGGGATTCCCAGAGCCGGCGCCACGCGTTCCGCGCGTCCTTGCCCGAGAACTTCCCCTCGATGTTCTCTTTCCACATCCGCTGGTAGGCCCGGTTGTTCCCCGGCCACTCAGGGTTGGACTGGAACACAGCCTTCGGCCAGCACATGCAGTGGTCGTGGACCTTGATCGTCCCCGGCCCGTCGAAACCCGAGTCGGCCTGTGCGATCGAAGCCTCGGAGAACACCGGGCCACGGCTGGCCAACATCGCGCAGAACGCGCACGGCCTCGGGCCCAGCATCCGAATCCAGCCCTGCGCCACATCGTCCGTGTCGATCAACTCCAGGGTGGTGTCCCGGGCCCCCTTGAGGACGTGACGCGACGCGGACCCCGAGGCCAGCACCACAGTCACCTGACGGGACCGCGTCTCCCCCAGCCCGTTGTGAGCGGCCCGCTTCATCGCCACCGGCCCGGTCACCAGCAGCGAACGCTCGGCCGCGGTGTCCGCGTCACCCCAGTCCAGGACAGCGGGCTTGAACTCGCCGAAGTGCGGGGCGTCGATCTTCGTCGGCCGGTCGTCCCGCCGCGTCGTCCCGGTGTCGAGCTGGCCGGCGACCCGGGCGTTGCGACCGGTGTTGAGCCGGGCCGGGCCGGGTAGCTGGGCGTCCGGACGGTTCACGAACTGGATCGTCGGTGCCGGCGTGGCCGCCTGCGGGGCCTCGATCAACCGCACCCGCTGGTAGTAGTCGACCGCGATGTCCGCCGAGGCTTGGCGGTAGGTGCGGATCAGGTTCATCACCACCCGCACCCACGCCGGGTAGGTGGCGTCGATCTCGGTCCACGACAGCAACGCCATCGTGGGGATGAACTGAGCCAGGAACGCGGCCCGCACGGCGAGCTGCCGCTGCCGGTACTCCTCGGAGAGCTGAGTGCTCTGATTCGGCATCTACCGGGGTCCGTACAGGATCCACGAGATGGTGGCGCCGAGCAGGACCACGACGAACAGGCCGGCGAGGACCAGCAGCGACTCGCCCATCTAGCGGGGCCCGACGGGTGTGCGGTCCACCGCTGGGTCGTTCCCCGGCACACCCGGTGCCGACGCCGGGGGCTGGTTGCCGGCACCCTGCCGCGCCAGCTCCATCTGCATCTGGGTGATCGGGTCCGCGTCGAGGCGCATCTGGATCCACTCCTCGACGTCGGACTTCTCCACCCCTGGGATGCGACCCCAGAGCGCTTCGACGGGGACCTGGAGCATCTGGGCGGCCTTGCCGAGCGCGTCCACGGCCTGCGCCATGGACCGGATGTTCATGTCCTGCCAGGTCACCCGGCTGGTGATGTCGGTGGCGTGGGCGTCGTCGTGGTGCAGGCCGCTGGCCAGGCGCAGCAGCTGGATGTGGGAGCGGCCGGCGGACTTCTGCCGCTCGGCGACCTTCTGCGTCAGGCTCGCGCGCGCGGCGGCGAGAGCTTCAGCGGACAGGTTCGCCATCTGCCCGGTCAGCTCATGGGTGGGTGTCTGTGACACCGCCGCGAGGGACTGGACGTCGGTCTCGTGGGCCTGGATGAACCCCTGCAACGGGGTCTCCGGCAGCGACCCGAACTTGGTGTCCGGGTCGTCGGCGACCAGGAGATCGTCCTGGCGCAGCTGGAGCTTCTTACGCCGCGCCGCTTCCTCAGTGTCCGGCTCAGCCATGCCGGCGACCGTGCGCACCTTCCAGCTGTTGAAATGCTGGGTCAACATGCGGTCATACGCCGTCTTGTTGATCCGCGCGGCCAGGGGAATGTGCGGCTCCACCTCGCCCGGAGTGCGCCCGTCCAGGTCCAGCTGATTGCAGTAGCGAACCACCGGGCACACACCCGACTCGTGCGCCTGCGGCTCCCCGATCAGCTCCACGGGGTTCTTCCCGAGCCCGGCGGCAGAGTCGACCTTGACCTCGTAGACGAACTCGTCGTCGAACACCTTGACGACCTCGACGGTCTCCGTCTTCGACTTCACCTGCATGGCGAACGTCGCCCAGTCGTCCTCGGCGGGGTCCTCGTACCAGGCGAACATCTTCCGGGGGCTGACGCCACGGATCTGCGGCATCTCGTTGCCCTGGAAGTCCTTGCCCGGCAGCGCCGTGGCGTAGGCGTAGCCATAGGCCAGCATCGCCCGGTGCACCGCGATCTGACGCTCGTCCCAGCCGTTGGACAGCCAGATCCGCCACGGCCCCTCAGGCTCAGCCATCGGGTGCGGCGGCCCATCCGGTGCCGTCTCCGAACCACGCGGGTCGATCGGCGCCCCGACCGGGTCCAGCCGCGACCGGTAGCCGTCGACGTACATGCACTGAGCCGTGCTGGTGACCACCAGGCCGAGCCAGGGCACGCGAGACAGCTCACGCAGCGCCTTCAGCTCCGGCGTGGCACCCTTCGGCAGCTGGATGTCGTCCGGGTCCCAGCGGTACCAGCGGTCGATCCGGTCCAGCCGCTCCCGCTCCTTCCGCCAATCCGGCAGCAGCTTGTCCTGAACCAGAGAGGCCAGGGCTTCGGTGCTCAGCACAGTGTCACCTGGCCTTCCCTGCGTCGTTGGAGTTGGAACGGCTCCCGACGAGCCAGAGCTGATCGGGCAGCACCGCGCCGTTGATGCGGATCTCTTCGAGCCGGTTCCCCCAGAACGGCAGCACCTCGACGGGGCTGTCTGGGTTGAGCACGATCTGCCAGCAATCCCACGACTCGATGGGCTCAAGCGCGGCCAGAGCCGACAGCGCCCACGCCTGAGACGGCGACAAACAGCAGCACACGTACGCGTAGCTCTGTGACGAGCAGGTCGGCGCCGAGCTTGGGACCAAACCCTGCTCAGCGATGGCATCGCGCCGGCTCGTTGGCGCCCAGTGGAACAGCGGATGCAGGATCACCAGACGTTGCCGCTGCGGACCTTCACGCGGCCCTGCTGAGCGACCCAGAGCCGGCGCACCATCCGGGCACCGATCATCGCCACCGCGAGGTCGACCTTCCGGGGCGAATCCGGGGATTCCTTCCCGATGGAGATGCCCCACCGGTTCGGCCGGCGCCGGGCGTTCCCGACGTGCCGGGTCATCCGCGGGTCGCCGTCGTGGGAGAACGCACCCGACTTGATCTCCGTCTCCGTCAGCTCGACGGCCATCGTGAAGTCAAACAATTTCGATCGCATATCCCAGGCGATCGGCGCCGGCTCCTTACCGCCCGGCACCGCGTGCATCTGAAGCCGGTCGGCGTACTCGTTCGCCCAGTTGACCTTGACGAAGCCTTCCCACTCCTTCACATCCGCGAAAAACGCCACCGGATTCCACTCGCGGAACGCCTTCGCCACACACGCATCAACCTCATGCGCCGGGACCACAGACTCCGTGTTGTGCGCCGTGTCCGGCTCCCACGCGCCCACCACGAACACGTGCCCATCGCTCACGCAGCACGCGACCAGCGCCGTCGCGTCGCGGCTCTTGCTGCCATCGAAGAACAGGCAGATGTCCTCACCCGGCTCGATCAACCGGTCCGGATCGGCCAGCGCTGACCACTCCTGCGGGGTCATCCACGCATCCACCGCGACAGTCGGCCAGTTCAAGTACTTCCGCTTCGAGGCGTCAGCGCTCGACCGGGGATCCCAGATCCGCTCGATGATCGGCCGGGGCTTCACCCACCAGCAGTCGTCATACACATGCGCGAGCGCCCGGGTGAGGGACGCCTCGTCCGCCATGTCCGTGTCCGGCGGCGCGATCCTGGCGTCGTAGAGGATCTTGGAGCGGCCCTTCGTGCGGCCCTCCTCCTGCGCCACCCAGCCATCCCACGAGGCCTCGGCGACAGACCCGATCCCCGGCTCCCACGCGTTACACGTTTCGAGCATCCGATTTCCGGACTTCGTCAAATTGTCTTCGAGCGTGGCCGCCAATTCTGGCCCGCCATTTGTCGGTTTCCAGTGCTCCGTCTCATCCGCGACAATGAATGACGACTCCGCGCCCTCAGCCGCATTCGACGACGACGTAATAACCTGGAGAGTGCCCTCAGGGGATTTGTAATACAGCTGTTTCCCCGGATCCAGGCTGTATTTCATGACGACCTTCGAGCCCTTCGAAGCCATCGCCCGAACCATGCGCATCGTGTTCGCCGTCTGAGACTCCGCCGTCGCCGCGATCTGCACCAACGGCATATCCACCGGCCGGCCCTTGCAGCCCCCCGGCAGCTTCGGATCGAAGTCCTTCAACCTCACCGGCGCCAAGAACTCGATCAACGCCAGCACCGCCGCGAACGGACTCTTCCCCGACCCCTTCGCCAGCCGCCGCACTCCGTGGTGGTAGAGCCACTCCCCGTCGGGCGACACCGCGTACCACCACACCAGGAACCGAAGCTGGCTGTCGACGAAGTCCCACCTTTGCCCCGCGTGCGGGCCGTTCGGATGCCGAAGATTCTCCACCGCCCACTTCGCGGCCTCCCATCCCAACGTCAGCTCAGGAACACCCTCGGGCAGCGTGACAAGCCGGTCAGCCGGCCCGATCGGAGCAGGCGGGGCGAGAGCCGCGACGCTCATCGGGCACTACCCAAGCCGCTTGCGGTACGCATCCATCGCCGTCACAGCGGCCTCGGCGTCATCGTCGACCTGACCACCCTTGGCCAGCTCGATCCGCATCCGGCGGCGAGCGCCCTCGGTCACCAGCAACTCGGTCGCGCCGGCAGACCACGCCATGATCAACTGCGACGACGGCTTCGCGCCCTGGTTCAGCGCCCGGGACAGGAACTCCGACCACACAACCGCCTGCATCCAGTCGCTGGCCTCGTAGAACCGGGACTGGCCACTCTCCGCCAACGCCAGGTACCAACGCTTCGCCAACGGATGCCAATGCGACTCAGCGACCGGTACCACAACCACCTCAGCGGCAGGCGCGGTCTCGATCTCGATCTCAGGCTTGTTCACGCGGCGACGACGGTCGCTGCGCTCAGGGATAGGACCGGGCATAACCGCCACCTCCAAGGGGGCTAGGGTGTGTGCGCACTCGGCGCGGCCAGGTACGTAACGGCGCGGCGTGGATGGGCCAGGCTCGTTGAGGTGGGGCTCGGCTAGGCAGGCACGGAACAGAGGTGGGTCAGGTCAGAACGTGGCCTGACCCACCGTTCAGGCGGGGTAGCGCAGTTTCGGTAGCGCGCTGGGCAATTCAGCTCCCAGAGGTCCCAGGTTCGAATCCTGGTCCCGCCACCAGCAGTTATCCGGTGAAACCGGCGTGACTGAAGATCACTCCGACGTTGCCCCACAACAGGGCCACAGAGATCAAGATGACCGCCGCGATCAGGCACAGCCCCCACCAGCGCGGCACGTCGAGTAGGTGCAGGACCAGCGAGGCCAGCGACACCGCGAGCGCGACGAAGCACAGAACGATGCCGAGCACTACCAGTACCAGCCTCGCCCGCCCGGCCCGTGGCCGGCGGAGCCGAGCAGCAGCAGGACCAGGCCGACGACCAGCAGGATCGCGCCGACCGTGTACAGGATCGAGATGCCGGTCAGCCAACCGATCAGCAGCAAGATCACCCCGAGAACGATCACTCTCGGTACCCCCTCACTGTGCGTAGTTTTCGAGCTGGCGAACCCGTATCCGCTGGCAGGCGCT